GGCAGGGCAGGGTCGCTATAAAAAACCCCATTTGTGTTTGTGTTTTGTCTTAATGCTTCGTTTCGTGTGTGCAATCGTTCTTGGGTTATTCGTGCTTTAGTTCGTTGACCTTTACTGCTATTGCATTGTCTACACATTGGTTGCAGGTTGGCCAGGCTGTGGTCCTCAATGCCTGTTTGTATTTCTTGTATGTGGTCTACTGTGTCGGCTGGTTTACCACACCGTACGCATGGTGGGCTATCCCTTAATAGTTCTGCCCTGTTGCGTTTGTATTCGCTGTTGCTTGTGGTGTGTTCACGTGGCATTACTCACGCGCCCTTCGGGCTTGTGCTACCGCGGCGCTTGCGCGCCTTGCTGTTGGTTCGTGTGGGTTGGTTCGGCATGTCGGGCTAGTCCTTGTGGTGTGTGTTTGTTTGTATGTCTAATCTATGTCGTTTACTGACTTTAAGTATGTGAATGACCCGCCCACGGGGTAGCCCTAACCCGTTCCCTAACCTTATTACTTATGCCCAATTATGTTTATGGGCCGCCCCAAACGCTTTGCCGTTAACTATTGTCGTGCAGTTCACGGGCGCGCCTGGTCTACCCACGCTTTCCGTGTGTTACCTAACACCGTGCGACGGGTGCAGGTCATGGTACTAGCCGGTTGTAAAACGCTTATTTGCTTTGTAGCCAAACGCTTTCAGCAATGTGTTTAGCGGCCCACCTTAAATGTTGCACTATTTCATCTTTGCCAATGAAATCAACGTCAGTAGTTAACATTTCATTTATCAGCCTCACAATGTCAGCCAATAGGTTTACGTCGTTTTCCCTGTTCATTTTGTTACCCCTGGTAGTGCTTTAAGTTTGGCAATGATAGCCGTAGCCTGTTCGCCAGTTAACACTTCAACCGTCACCGCGTCACTATCCAACGTTGCAGCAATGTAATCATGTAACGCCGGTTCGTCAAATCCCACGCCCTTTGCTAGCGCTTTAATATAGTAAATTTGTTTGTTGCTAGCCAAACGTGACGGGTGGGCTTCACGTGCTGGCTGTTCGTTACGTGCCGGTTGGTCCGGTGTTTGGCGTGCTAATACCTCATTTTTACTAGCAATGCTTTTATTTACACCAAACCCCATATAACCCAGGGCGCGCCCTAACGCGCTAGTCATACCAACCATAAATTCGCTGTTTTTTGTGTATGGCGTTTTGCCTGGGTATGGTTCGGCCGCGGTTGCTATTGACGGTATGGGGTCTGTTTCGTCGCGCCACACGGTAACAGTGCAACGGTAAAACGTGGACCCGTCCGGCATGGTTACAACTTCCGCCGCTGTTTCTTGTATGCGTAGGTTTGGGTATTTGTTTAAAGCCTCTACAAGCCTTGTAGGAACGTCTACGTAGTTGTCAATGTTAAAGGCCATTGGTCCGCCAATCTTTACGGCATGTGCCAGGGTGAAAATATAAAGTTTGTTGGGGGTTATGCCGTGGGTGATATGCGAACGTGTTTACGCCGCATTTGGGGCAGTGTCGGGTTTTCATGTCGGGTTTATCCTTATTCGTCGGTTGGTTTATGCACTATGTATATCAGATAGGTGTTGCACATAATGACGCGTAGCGGGCAGCATGTCCATTGGCCATAATTCGGCTCGTGGTGTTGCATAACACGGCCTGGGTAATGCTGTATTCCAATACCTGTGCTGTATTGCGCGGCGCTTGGTTGACCAACCGGCAAGCGTAACGGCGTAACTTTCAGGGTTAATAATTGCCAATATGTAAATACCCGTTTTGTCGTCCGGGTGATTAAGTAACTGGCCGTTTTCGTGGAATGTGGCGCGAACCTCATAGCCCATAACGTCGTACGCCTCTTTGTCGTATTCGGTGTATTCGTACGGTACGCCTAAATATTTGGCTACTGCCTGTTCGCCTAAACAGCCTTTTAAGTTTAGTTCCCAGTTTAGCATTGGGTTACTTTTCAGACCGTAACGCTGTTTGGCTTTATATAGTTTTGCCCACACGGTAATATCGTTGGCTATTTTCTTGGCGTTAAATATTTCTTTTGGTGTTAGTTCTATGTGGACCACGGTTAGCCGCCTAATGCTTCAATTGCGGTTTGTAACGTTTCCCAATCAGCCTGGCGGCCCGATAGGTCCATGTCAGTTGCCAATGCTTTAAGTTTGGCTAATAGTTCAGCATGACGCGGTTTAAACGGTACGTGGCTTGGCCTGCATATTTCATCTATAAGGTTATGAAATACGGCTTGGTATTTCATTTCTGCATTAGTTGGGTTAAACATTTGTCGGGTTTCCTCACTTAGTCCGTAATCGGGATATGGCTGTTCACTCATTACATGCCCCACGGTGACCAACCGCTATTAAGCCAAATTGCGTATGCGGCTTCGGTGTTGGTTTGTGGGTTAAATAGGTCGTAGCAACTGTTTACTATTCCGTGTTGCTGTAGCCAACCTTCCACCCATTGGCTGTTTGGTTTACACCAATAGCCGTTTATTTGGTATAGGCCGTAACTGCCGCCGTTGGGGTCTGTTGGGTTAAATGCTGTTTCGGTGCAGTGGCTTTCACGTGCAGCAGTGTTGGTGGCTGTTACGGCTTGGTTGGCAATCCACCCGGCTTTTACTGCTAGTTCGTAAACCTGTTCGCATGTGGTTACTAGCGTCGTTGTCGTTGTAGTCGTTTCAGGCAGGCTTACAGGCACGTATAGGGCGCTTGGTGGGGTTGTACCGGCTGTAGGTAGGGCAGGAAATAATAGGGTTAACAGGGTGGCCCACAATGCGGTAAACGCGGCCATAAATAGTTTGCTGCTAGTGAATGTCATTATCGTTGGTCCAATTGGTAAGGAACGCCCCACGTGCCTTGTGAGTTTTCAAACGCTAATTGTGCGTGTAAAACGGTGTGGGTGTCCGGGTCACGGAATATTTGTACCATTGCTTTTTGGCCGCTTTCGGCTAAGTGTGTAATAAACACTTCGTAAATATACGTTTTGGCGTCGTGTGTCATAGCCTGGCCTTTCGTCGGTAACCCAACTATAAAACAGGGGTATTACGAAATGGTGGATTTACTTTATTTGGCTTAATTTAAAGGCCTTGACGGCTTCCGGTACGTTGTCGCCGGGGTAATAAAATATGTGCCAAGGTTCGGCGTCTAGTTCGTGTGACCAACCGTATTTACCCATTTCGCTAATCATAAATTCTAAACGGTCGCCATTGGCTTCACTTACGTCTACTGCTAGGCCCAACATGTGGCGGCTAGGGTTCGCCGGATTAGGTGCCATTATTGGTGCATTGCCTGGCTTCAAATACCATGTTTTGTTGTCGTATTGTTTGGTACTGGCACCGGCTATAACTTCGGTTTGGTAGCGCGCTAAAAATCCTGCACGTTGTACCGCTAACGACCTGTAGGTGTCTTGGTTGCCTGTGGGTTTAAATGTTTTAATACCATTGGCGAACGCATGGGCGCGTAAAGCATGCCAAGCGTCAGCGGCTAACGGGTGTAGTTTCCCGCCTGGTTTTATGTCGGTTAGTAAATGGTCCGGTAAAACACCTGGGGTTATGCTTGCCAAATTGTGTGGCAGTACTAACTTTTGTACTTTAAATTTCATTTATTAAGGCCACGGCCAAACGCCGGGTCGGAAGCATTTAACCAACGTAGCAACGGTGGCAACACTGCCGCTAACGCGCCTTTGGCAAGGTCGGCGGGGTTGGTGTTACCGGTCATGAATAGGGTTAAAGCGGCGGCAATAGCGCTACGGCAATAACTAGCAATCATGGCTTTATCGGCGGGTTTCATCTGTGGTCCTCTAAATGTCCGTCTATTTTTTGTTCTATTCGGCCTAATGTTTGGTGTACTTTGCCGTGGTCTTTTTTGTTGTCGCTGCCAATCTTGCTAATGAGTGCCACCAAAATAGCGAAACACCCACCGATAACGCTAACCATAATTTGAGTATCCATGGCATTAGTTAATTGGCGGCGGGTCGTAAGGCGGCGCGGTAAAATCTTGTGTTTGTGCGTCGTAAATGTAACCCTCACCAGCATAAGTTTTGTTTGGGTTGTTGTAAAATGTTTCTACCCAAATACCCGTGTACCGTTCGGGGTTTTCGTCTATAAATTCTTGCGTTACGACATGCACTTGCAAACAAATATTGTTTGTGTCTATTTGTGCAAAATAGGTTAAATCGTTCATGACTTAAACCTTACGTAAACGACGCCTGCCGCGCCCGAACCGCCTGCGCTTGTTACAGTACCGCCGCCGCCTGCGCCATAATTAACGCCGTTGTTTCCTGTTCCTGTAGTTTTTCCTGCTACGCCGCCATTGCCTGCCGCGCCACCTGTTACCGTACCGCCGCCGCCACCACCTGCGCTTGCGTAATACGTTGCGCCAGTAATAAACCCGCTGATGTCTGAACCGTTGCCGCCTGCGCCACCTGTTGTTCCTGATGAATTGCCGCCAGCCGCGCCCGCACCACCGCCACCGCCTGAACTACTGGCCGCGTTGTCGGTATCGTTTCCACCCAATCCACCATTGTTGCCTTGAATACCTAAAGCCAATCCTTGTGTTTTTATTCCTGACGCGCTTAGACCT